AAATGGTGGATTAAATGTACTCAGGTGTTGTTATCTTTGCCTGCATTCTATCAGGAACTCAGAGAAATGTCAAGAGGACCAGTATTTTTTCTGTCCACCATGTTCCCCACACAATATACTTGACTTATGGAAGATCACAAAGTATAATGTTAGTAACCTCCAAAGGTCTCCCATAGTGTAACCACACAATCAACACACAAACAAATGCCCACCATCACTGAATCCACATTCTCTGCCCTCTATGATTTTGTTGAGGAGATGAACCCAAGTCAGGAAATGTGTCTTGACTTTTGTGAGGCACAAGGCATCACAATTACTGATGATGTGTTCACAGTGATTGGAGATCTGCTCTGGAATAAAGAGAACAACTGAATTCTATGTGGGGCACACTAAATCTATGTGGGACACATATGTGGGGCACATAGATATAGTTTCCTAAGTCTATGTGGGACACATAAAATCTATGTGGGCCACATGAAATCAACAGTCCTTGGATGACTCAAAACTCATCACACATTCACACACTAACTTACACAAACTCATGCCTAAGTCTATCATGATTTCTATGCTCCGTCAAGGGCAAACTGGTGAGGACATTCTTAACATTCTGAATGCAATTGTTGAGGATTCTGATGAACAGTCCCAAGACACAGTTGAGATTGAATTCTGATAACCTCTGAGACACATCTGTATGCCCCTGGAACACACTTCTGGGGGCATATATGGGTCAGACAGTGTTATTGTGAATGACAGTGTTTTTTAGTGGGGGTTATGCCTGATGGGTTTGTGAAGCGTATAAGGTATTGGGTTATAAGGTATAAGGTATGCCCCCCCCTTACGAAAAAAGCATAAGTCCCTAACCTACAGAGGTGACAATGAGAGCTCTCTATATCTCTTTATAAAAAAAATTCTGATATATAAAATCAAAGTAGAAACCAATTTATGGAAAAAAAATCCCCCCAGAAAAATGATCCCCCAAAAGGTTCACCCATATTTCACATATATCTGAAGGGGGATTGTATATTGGAGGGATTAAGTGAGGAGAAGTTTAAAGAGAACTGGACATTATTGAATAATTTGGTAGGATTAATGAAGACTGACTATACTGCAGAGGATCTCTCATGGTGTTGTAAACCCAACGTATCAGAGAGATCTTCTGATTGACAGTCAATAAATACAGAAGTATAATGAATAGTGAAATGGAGTTCTAATTCATGGCTAAAGGATTTACAGTAAAAGCAAAGACAGCACCAAAGAAAGATAAAGGTCCTGAGTGGGACTATGATGCTATCAAAGCACGTATGAGGGGCAAGGCAATTGTATTTTGTCTACCTGGGCGTGGATGTTCATATGCCTTTATGAAGAACTTTGTACAGTTATGTTTTGATCTGGTACAGAATGGGATGAGTATTCAGATCAGTCAAGATTATAGTTCTATGGTAAATTTTGCGCGTTGTAAGTGTCTTGGTGCAAATGTATTGCGTGGACCTGATCAGATTCCATGGGATGGTAAGTTGAAGTATGATTATCAACTGTGGATTGATAGTGATATTATGTTCAATAGTGAGAAGTTCTGGCAACTGTGTGATGTTGCTATCAATGAGGAAGGTGAGGAGAAGGAGATTGTTGCTGGATGGTATAGTACAGAGGATGGACGTACTACAAGTGTTGCCCATTGGTTAGAGGAGGATGATTTCCGTAACAATGGTGGTGTGATGAATCATGAGATGGTTGATGGTATTCAGAAACGTAAGAAACCATTTACTGTTGATTACACTGGTTTTGGATGGGTGATGATTCAGAATGGAGTATTTGAGAATGAGAAGATGAAGTATCCATGGTTTGCACCAAAGATGCAGGTATTTGAGAGTGGTGCTGTACAGGATATGTGTGGTGAGGATGTAAGTTTCTGTTTGGATGCAATTGATGCTGGATATGAAATCTGGTGTGATCCACGTATTCGTGTGGGTCATGAGAAAACTCGTGTTATTTGAGGTATAGGTTATGGCAAAAGTAAAGAAGTCACTGTTGGGCACTGCATTCATTGAATCACGTCCCAAGAAGACAAGACAGGGTTCAGGGCAACATACAAAATACTCAGCAAGTAGCAGTAATCACAAAAAGAAGCGTTATCGTGGTCAGGGACGCTAAATATCTGACTAGGGAGGGAGACCTCCATTTTTTTTAAAGGTAATGACAAAAAGAATGTCATTATAACTCACTTACAAAACAAAACCATGAAAAAATTATTACTTGTAGCACCATTGTTGCTTTCTTTTACTCTTGTTTCTGATGTGGAAGCAAAAGGAAAAAAACGCAAAAACCACCCTGGAGGAGGTGGATTCATTCATTCTCCAAGAAAACGTTGTACATTCAAAAATCCATGTTCAAGAATGCCTGAACTTCCATTCTTCCCTGGTGAGGTAATCCCAATGCGAAGAGGTGGACTTCGTTGATACTCAGAGACTCCTAAGGGGGTCTTTTTTTTTTATTAAAGGTTTAACTGGTTTCTTTAAATAAGAAGAATCCTTATGTAAAGAAGTTTATAGATAGAGAAGAAGAAATCTTTTTTATGGCTTGTCTAATTGTAAACCTACCTTCTACTGAGGTATGGGTAAGGAAAGAGTATCTTACAGATCATCAATCTGGTCATGGTGAATTTGAAAAAGGTGTATGGGTCAGTGCTAAGAGTATTCCTGGTAGAGCATTTTACTTTGAGACCTATCTACCAGAATATGGAGCAATGTATGATAAACTACCTATCAGTGCCTTTGTAAGTGAACCAAAGACACCAGACCCTGATATGTCTCTTCATAATCTACAATTCTGGAATTGCATGGATTATGGGGTTGTAGCAGTTCAAAAGCAATTTATAGGCAGTATGACCTTTGAGGTGTATACAAGGGATCATGGGACCATGAGAGGCACTTACGTGTGTACTCTGGATAACTATCATCAAGATCCTGATTCTATTGATTATGCTACTAGTGAAAATCCAGCAGAGCATAAGTCTCATAATCTAATTGAGTTAGATAATGGTCAATATTGTTTGTATCCAAATAATAGAACTAGAATCTATGATAATAGTTTGACACCTGCAAATCCAAAGATGCCAGACTTCAAAGTTTCTACAGAATATTATCAAGTTGAGAATGGTTATGATCTTGATGGACTAGGTGATCAGGAGTCATATTTCTGGAAGACTGCAAAAGAGCAAGAACAGGAAGAAGTGTAATAAATAAACCAGAATTGTATTACTAACTTTCAGTGCCAGTACAAAGATCACCATTTACTTTTAAAGATATTAGTGGTTCTTTTGAGTCTAATCCAATAAGTGGTGATCTAATTGCGCTGAAAAATAATAATGCTATTGCTCGTTCAATAAGAAATTTAATTCTGACCAATAGAGGTGAAAGACCTTTTCAACCTAATCTAGGGTCTGATGTAAATTCTTATTTGTTTATGGATGTGAATAATGTGAATGCTGCAGTAATTGAGGAATCAATTGCATCCTGTATCAACAGATATGAACCAAGAGTTAAATTACTTGAAATTAATGTTACTGCAGAAGAAAATGATAATGCATATTATGTGGATATAGTATATCAAGTATCTGGTGTGGATGAACCAACAACAGAACTTTCATTTGCATTGCAATCCAATAGGTAGATAAATGCCTTTAGTCAATTTTAGCAATTTAGATTTTAATCAAATCAAAGAAAATATTCAGGATTATCTGAGATCAAATTCAGATTTTACTGATTATGATTTTGATGGTTCTAATCTATCAACAATTATAGACACTCTTGCCTATAACACATACATTGCCTCTTATAACACCAATATGGTGGCAAATGAGTGTTTTATAGATAGTGCTACTCTCAGGGAGAATGTTGTTTCCCTGGCAAGAAATATTGGATATACACCTAGGTCAAGGAGATCTGCAAAAGCAATTGTTTCCTTTGAGGTTGATACAGGGACAATTGGTTCAGTGTATGTTACACTGAAGGCAGGTATTGTTTGTATAACTGCTAATTCATTTAATAATAATTCATTTACATTTTCTATTCCCAATGACATCACAGTTCCTGTAAGAAGTGATGGAACAGCAGAATTTAATAATATTGAGATTTATGAGGGTACATATGTCACACAGAATTTTACTGTAAGTTCAAGAATTCCTGATCAGAGATTTATACTTGATAATCCTGGCATTGACACATCTTTAATTCAAGTATCTGTTAGGGATTCAGAAAGTTCCACAGTCACAAGAACATATAAGAGATATGGATCATTATTTGATGTAAAACCAAATAGTGCTGTGTATTTTCTTCAAGAAGTAGAGAATCAGCAATATCAATTATTATTTGGAGATGGTATATTTGGTAAAGCACTAGAGGAACCAAATTTCATTGAAGCAAAGTATATTGTAACTAATGGTAAGGAGGGCAATTCTCTCTCTAACTTAAACTTTGCTGGAACAATTACAGATCAAGAGGGAAGAATATTATCATCAAATGTATCAGTAATTACAACTGATGCTCCTGGTTTTGGTGGTGATGATATTGAGTCTGTTGAATCAATTAAAAAGTATGCTTCTCAGATTTACTCCTCACAAAACAGAGCAGTCACAGCATCTGATTATGAAGCTATCATTCCTATGATATATGCTGAAGCAGAATCAGTTTCAGTGTATGGTGGTGAAACCTTAACACCACCAGTTTATGGAAAAGTGTTCATCACAATCAAACCATATAATGGTGTCTTTATTTCAAATGCTGTAAAGAATAATATAAAACAACAATTATCAAGATACTCAGTAGCAGGCATTGTTCCTGAAATTATTGATCTGAAGTACATCTATGTTGAAATTAACTCCAAGGTGTATTTTAATTCCAATTTAGCACCATCAGCAGTCAAAGTTAAAACTGCTGTTGAACAAAACATTGAAGCTTACTCTAATTCAACAGAGTTAAACAAATTTGGATCAAGATTTAAGTATAGTAAGTTTCAAAAAATTATTGATGATAGTCATGAATCTATCACTTCTAATATCACAAGAATTGATATGAGAAGAGATCTACAACCTCAACTACAAAAGTTTGCTCAATATGAGATTTGTTTTGGAAATAGATTCTATGTAAAATCAAGTGGATTCAATATCAGAACAACAGGATTTAGAGTAAGTGGAATTAGTGATGTTGTTTATCTTGGTGATACTCCAGATGCTGATATGATGAAAGGATCAGTGTTCCTTTTCTCTTTGAAGACACCAACAGAACCTTTTATTGTGAAGAGAAATATAGGAACCATTGATTATGTGCATGGGGAAATTAAATTAAATCCAATAAAAATTATTAGTGCTCAGAATGGCAATAATAATTCAATTATTGAGGTATCAGCAATACCAATTTCTAATGATGTAATTGGATTACAGGATTTGTATTTGATTTTAGACAACACAAAAACTAAGGTAAATACAGTAGTTGATCTAATATCTTCTGGTGATGATATATCTGGAAGTAACTATACAGTAACATCTAGTTATGAGACTGGAGATTTGGTAAGAGGCAAACCATTAATTGGTTCTCAAGCTACATCCACAACCACAACAACTCAGACTACAACTGTTGTTACCCCTACTTCAACTTCATCATCATCAAGTGTGAGTGTAAGTATACCTTCACCCTCACCATCTCCTTCATCATCTCCTTCTTCAGGATCAGGCGGTTATTCATCTTACTAAGAAATGGCAATAGATAGAGTTAAATTCCAGGACATCCTTGAAAGTCAACTGCCTAATTTTATGGCAGAGGACTTTCCACTACTCACGGAATTTCTTAGACAATACTATGTTTCACAGGAAGTTCAAAGTTCAGCTCTAGATATTTCTCAAAATCTTGATCAATACATTAAATTAGATCAAGCATTTCAAAAATCTTCAAGCACTGTTCTTGAAAGTTCTATTTCTTTTGATGATGATGTAATTTCAGCAGGTTCTGCTGGTAATTTTACAAATGGATTTCCAGATTCCAATGGATTAATCAAAATTGATGATGAGGTTATATTCTATGCAACTAAAACAGACTTTACATTTGAGGGTTGTGTAAGGGGATTCTCAGGTGTCACAGATTATACTGCTGAAAATAAACCTGATCAGTTGGTATTTTCATCAACTGATGCTGAGGAGCATACAGCTGGTGCAACCATTGAGAATTTAAGTGTCTTATTTTTAAAATCCTTTCTTAAAAAATTAAGAAATCAATATGCTCCTGGATTTGGAGAAAGAACACTAGACTCAAAAGTTGATCAAAGAAACTTTATCCTTGGTTCAAAGGGGTTTTATCAAGCAAAAGGAACAAAGAGCGCACTTCAAATTTTGTTCCAAGCCCTTTATGGAGTTGAGGTTGATCTAATTAGACCATCTGATTTCCTATTAAGACCATCAGATGCAAATTACAAGGTTGAGAAGAAATACATTCTTGAGGCAGTAGATGGTGATCCTCTTGATCTAAAAAATAGAACTCTTTTCCAAACCTCAACAGGTGCTAGGGGCAGTGTTTCTCAGGTAGAATCTATTCTTTATGGTGACAGCTTGTATTATATTGCTGATATTGATAGTGGATTTGATAGAGATATTAATGTTTCAGGATCAATTTTTGGTGAATTTAAACCAAATCCAAAAACAAAAGTCATTAACACATCTGGCATTGGTGCAAGTATCATTGATGTAGATTCAACATTAAGTTTTGATTCAACAGGAGAATTAACTGTATTAGATCCAGATGGTGATGAAGTAAAATTAACTTATGATTCTAAGAACTCAAACCAATTTTTAGGGGTAACAGGACTTGATTTCCAATTAGAGGAAGGTGATAATGTATCTGCTGATGAAGATGCATTCTCATTTATTGGTGCAGGTCAGACAGATCAAATAAGAGTGAAGATAAATGCATCAGTAACAGATTTGAAAGTAAATGATAATTTCTTCAATCTTCCTGGTGATCAGATAAAAGTAAAGTCTTATGGTACTGAAAAGAGGGATTCTAGCACAAGATATTACTTTCAGAATATAAAAACAAATTTTGTAGTCAAAGACATTCAACTACTTGATGCAGCTCAATCATTTTACAGAGTAACATTTAATGAGGAGCACTTTTTCTCCAATTTTTACAATTTCAAAATTTACAACAGTAAAAAATCATTTGCATCCACAGGAAATGTAATTCAAATTGTCTCATCAAAGCAAATTGATATCAGAGTTATTAGTAATATACCTGATTTGAATGATGTTTACTTCATTGAAAATCAAATTATCAAAGGTAGATCAACAAAGTATTTACCAATAACTAGTCATTTTGCTAACATCCAAAATATCTACACAAGACCTGGTGCTGTTCTACAAAGACGCAATGATATCCTTGTTGCCTCTAATTCAATTCCAAATTATGATATAGATATTGCCACTTATAATAAAAAAATAACCATTAGTGGAATATTTAATAATACTCAAACAATTCAACTGACAACATTAAATGATCACCTTTTATATACAGGTGATGCTGTTTTTTATAAAGGGTCCATTATTGAAGAAGTAACTACAACTCCTGATGGTATCAAAATTGTAAAAGAGATTGATAATAAGTTTGATAATGTTAATGAGGGTGTATATTATGTTAAAAGAATTGATTCAACAAAAATCAAATTGGCAAGAGGACTTGCTGAATTAGAGAAAGGTCAATTCGTAAAATTAAATGGGGATATTGTCAATAATACTATTACCTATAATATCTTCAATGGAAAAAATTTAGATGGTCAATCAATTTTAAGACAAATTCCAATTGAACATCTTGAAGTTGAAACACCTGGAGTAACTAGAGACACATCAACTAGAAGAGTAGGTATTCTTAATAATGGTGTGGAAGTTCTCAATTATGTATCAGATGATAAGATATTTTATGGGTCAATTAAAGGATTAGAATTAGTATCACATGGTGATGGATATGATATTATCAATCCACCAATTATTCATATTGATGATCAAGTTGGTACAGGAGCAACTGGTGTTGCCTGTGTTACAGGTGAATTAAAAAGAATTGATATTGAAGATCCAGGTTTTGGTTATATTGATGCTCCAACAGTTTCAATCACTGGTGGAAATGGTATAGAAGCAGAGGCAGAGACTAGAATCTCAGCAAAATATAATATTGCCAAATTTAACTCAAAATCAAATGGTTTAGTATCATTAAGTTCAAATACAATTGGATTTACAACTCATCATAGATTTTCTGATGGTGAGTTGGTAATATATGAAAATGGTGGTCAAACAGTTGTTGGTGGATTATCTACAGATGCATCTTATTATGTGAAAGCAAATGATGCTAATACAATAAGTTTGTTCAATTCATTTGTTGATGCCATTGCTGGTATTAATACTATTAGTTTAACATCATTTGGAAATGGTGAACATCAGTTTAGATCTAGCACTAAGAAGAATTTTGTTACATCCATTGTCATCAATAACCATGGTAAGAATTTTTCAAATAAGAGAAGAATATTCTCAGCAGTAGGAGTCAATACAGCCACTAATACTTTTTCTATCAAAAATCATGGTTATAAGGATAAAGAATACTTAAGATATAGCATTGGAGTTACAACAGTTAGTGGACTGGAGCAAAATAAAGACTATTTTGTCATTAACTCAACCAAAGACAGTTTCCAACTGTGTGAGGTTGGTGCAGGTAATACTTTTACTGATTATTTTTATGACAACAATTTTGTATTAAATATTGTTTCAAATGGAGATGGTTCATTTAATTACAAACCAATCCAAGTCACTTTAAATGGAACAATTGGTGTAACAACCTTCCCAGGACAAGATTTTACCTGTAAAGTTCAACCAATTTTTAGAGGAAAAATTTCATCAACAGATTTAA